CCTAACTCTGGTTTGGTATCTTATGCAGCGATAGATGAGCCTCGTTTTGAAGAGAGTGGACTGTTGATTGAAAACTCAACTACCAACCTTTTGAAACACTCTTCAGCTTTAAGTGAGGCAGCTTGGTCAAAAAATAATAGTAGTATCGTAGATGATACAGCATTAGCTCCTGATGGTACCATGACCGCAGACAAGTTAATAGAGAACACTGCTAATAGTGAGCACTTTGTAAATCAGAACGCACAGGTGGTAACAGGGGAATACTTTACTGCTTCTGTTTACCTTAAAGCAGCAGAGCGTTATACTGTTACAGTATCTTTAGGCAGTTCATTCTTTTCATCCAGTGCCTTAATAAGAGTTAATGTCAGTACAGGTGAAGTTTACTATGTGGGTGGTGATCTTTATGGTCACACTGTCAAACCCATGCCTAATGGTTGGTTCCGTGTTTCAGTAACAGGTCTTGCTACCAACACAGGTAATCCTTCACAAGTACCTAAAATTAGACTGCTAAATGAAAACGAAGATACCTCCTACCTTGGTGATGGAGTAAGTGGGATTTACGTGTGGGGCGCTCAGTCGGAACAATTAAAGTTCCCTTCTAGTTATATACCTACAGGTGGTGCCACCAAAACAAGAGATTCAGATAATTTAGAGATTGATACTTCTAACATCCCTTTACCTACGGAAGATTATAGTGTCAGTTGTGAGACAAATATCTTAGGCTTACTGGTAGGGTCTTCAGAAGAACAACCTGCTTTCAGGATGTTTGGTGAGAGCCGAAGGTTTATGTCAGTATGCCGCTTTGGTACAACAGATGCAGGTATAAGACATGGTACTACCGCGCATGGTAGTGGGGTTAACTCTGTACCTTTCTCTAATGAGAAGTTTGTTATGACAAAGACAGCTACAGAGCTTCTTATGTTTAAGGACGGTGTAGAGTTAATTAACAAAGTACCTGATACTGTCACCGGTACTGCTTCTGATCTTCTTATAGGATCAACAGCGGCAACCGCTGGTAGCGGTGAAAGGTTATATGGTCACATTAAGAATTTCCGTATTTATGATAAAGCTTTATCAGATAGCGAGGTTCACTTCTCTTGAAAATATTAGTGTTAGTTTTGTGTTTCATACTTATGGGTTGCTCATCTAACACTTTTATTTCAGATGGCCCGACTCATGAGCCTGATGTAAAGAAGCGAGTTATTGCTTTGGTTTACCATGACGACTTGGAAACCATTGCACAAGTCTGTAATACCTATAAGGGTAGGCAGACATTAGGTTGTGCTTTCATGGGCGAAAAGGTTTGCACTATTCATTTACGGTGGTGGGATAAGACAACTTTAGCACATGAGGTCGACCATTGTATTTACGGCAAGTGGCATAAGCGACCTGCCTAACAGTTTTGGAGATAGAGGGTAGGAACTATAATACCCGACAGACACACTCCGCCGTGCCGGTGGTGTAGGAGCCTTCTATCTCCATCTTAATTAAAAGTCACTTGATGGTCTAACGGTGGATTCCAAACCCACTAGGCTCGGTTCGATTCCGAGGTGACTTGCCAATAAACGAGGTTTAAATGAAGAAGAAGTTAATATTGTTACTGGCTTTATCATTCTTAACAGCTTGTTCAGCGTTAGACTTCGCAAGTAAGTTCATACCCACCAACAAGTCGGGTATTGAAGTTGATGCACAAGTTGGGGACAAAGACCAATCTGTTGATGTTGGTACCACAAACTCTGTTGGAGACATTGTGGCCAAGGATAAAGCAGTAGTGAATGTAGAGAACAAGGAGTCTTCAGCGCAAGTTGAACAGGCTGATCAAGTGGTTGTGAATAATCAGATACCACCTTGGATACTCATTCTACTTGTAGCAGGCTGGGTACTACCTACTCCTAATCAATGTTTAGGGTATTTCAAAAGAGATAAAAAAGAGGACAGTGTTAATGTCGAATAATGATTATACCCCGACGAATGTGACAAGCGGTTTTGAAATGGAGGTAGCGATCAATGCTAACTTCGCGGCAATCAAAGCTGCTTTAGATGCGATGGTTAGTCGTAACAATAATAATGATAACGCTTTGTCCCAAGATTTAGATACCGGTGGTAACAATATTTTAAACCTACCGGCTCCAACGGTACCAACTCACCCTGTCCGATTAACAGACCTTAATACGCTGGCTATCGTGGATGTGGTACAGACAGTTTCATATGCAGCAACAGTAGAGATTGATACTACGGAAGCAACTTTTGTGAGGATTGATTTACTTGGTAATATCCAAATTGATTTTACAGGTACGCCAGATGATGCGCGTCCTATTATTTTTGCTATTAAGCAAGATGGTACAGGTAGCAGGGTTATCACATGGGATACCTCAAGAGCACGGTTTAGCACGGACATACCGGACTCCTCCTCAACAGCAGGTGAAGCGTTAGATTACTTTACCTTTCGTTACAATGCGGCAGTAGATAAGTTTGATTTGGTAGCATTAACAAAAGGATTCTGATATGGGTAACGTAATTTACGAGGGTTACGAAGGTTTCAATGACCCAGAGATAGACACTTCCGCACTAAAAGATGGGAGGGGTCAGCAGAGAACAGAGTCTCTATTCCACGAAGTTATCCAACCAAGTAGCCGTTTAAAGTATGAGCCGCTTTACTCTTTAAGAGATTATGAGCACAAAGGTTATCCCTCAGCTTATCTGATTTACATGAACAGTATTGATGAACGTGATGCTGCTTTGAAGCTGGTTGGTTCCATGAGCCATTGGCGTAAGTTGTGTGCTTGCGAGTGGTTTCTTGAGGGACGTATAGAAGTACAGTTTGAAGGTTTAGAGCAGTGGCGTGAAGATATGATCGCTCGTGATGCTACGCTTGCCAAAGAGGTTCTAATGAAGAACACCTCGCAAGGTAATGTCACGGCAGCTAAAGCTTTACACCAAACAAGTAAAGATGAGGCTAACAATGTTGCTAGTCCTCGTAAGAAACCAAAAAGAAAGCCAAGCAAAACTAAAGAAGAGTCTATCGTAGAATCTTTGGTAGATGAACTTGAAAGCAAAAGGAAGTGAAGGATGGACAGTATACCTACGGAATATCTTTTTGAAGCACTTATTGGTTGCATGGTAGTGTTAATGGGGTGGTTACACATGAGACAAAATAAATTAGAAGAAAAAATAGAGAAGTGCGTACCAATGACAGCTTTGGATGATGTGAAAAAAGAACTCCAAAAGGTTGTTGACCTTCTTACCGAAGAACGTGTGGAGAATGCAGAATGGCGGGGAACCCTGAAAAAAGTGTTAAACAGAGACTCGCAGAACTCCTAGAACAAGATCTTTGGGAGTTTGCAAAGTACATAAATCCTCATTACTGTTACGGTGAAATACATGAAGAAGTTTTCAGATGGTTGTCGGATCCCGAATGCAGTGACCATGAACTTTTACTCATGCCTCGGGCACATCTCAAATCACACTGCATTGCCGTATGGTGTAGCTGGCAGATCACTAGAGACCCTACTTCTACATTGGTTTACTTATCTGCCGGTGAAGACTTAGCATTAGTTCAAATATCAGCTATTAAGGATATGATGACATGCGACCGTTATCGTGCTGTATGGCCTGAGATGTTTGAAAGAGAAGAAGGTAAAAGAGATAAGTGGGCAGCTTGGGGTTTTAACGTAGACCACCCTAAGCGTAAAGAGATGGGTATTCGAGATCTAACAATTATTGTTAAGACTGTTAAATCTAACGCAACAGGTTTACACTGTTCCCATTTAATATTTGATGATATTGTGGTACCAAACAACGCTTACTCAGAGATAGGGCGTAAAGAGGTAAGAGCTGCTGTATCACAGTTTGCTTCTATCCGTAACCCTGATGCTGTGACTAAAGCAGTAGGTACACGCTACCACCCTAAAGATATTTACGATAACCTGAAAAATGCGAAGGTGAAAGTATGGGACGAAAACCTACACGGACAAAATATCGGAGGTTTTACTGGGGAAGAAAGAGATCTTTGGGATGTAAAAGAATACATCGTAGAGGACAACCGCGACCTTACCGGAACATACCTTTGGCCTCGTACTGTCAGTAGTGTAGATAATAAGTATTATGGCTTTAACGCTGAAGTGCTTGCAACTGTCCAATCACAATACTTTGCTCTTAATGAGAACGCACAGTTCTATGCTCAGTATTACAATGATCCTAATGATCCTTCAAGTGAGCGTGTTGATCGTGACAGTTTTCAGTTTTACAACAGGAAGCACTTAAACTTCGATGGTGTGCATTATTCCATAGCCGGTAAGAGGTTAAATCTTGTTGCTGCAATGGACGTAGCGTGGACTATAAAGAAAGGTTCTGACTACACCGCTATCGCTGTTATAGGTATTAATGAAGACCATGATATTTACGTATTAGCTCTTGACAGATTTAAGACCCAAGATTATGACGTTTACTTTAAACATGTTGTTGGTCTTTATAACGAATGGGGTTTCAAGAAACTTCATATTGAAACTAACGCAGGTGGTCATTTAGTTGCCAACGAGTTGAAAAGGTTACTTCGTACCAACGGTGCTGCTTTGTTTGTTGAGGGTAAAGCGGCCACAGGTAATGAAGGCAAGAAAGAAGAAAAGCATAGTGCTGTACTGATACCCCGAGTAAAGAACGGTTCTATTTATTTTGCTAAAGGTGGTTTAACACCTGTTGCTATTGAAGAGATTGTATTAGAACGTCCACCACATGATGATATTAAGGATGTTTTAACAGCAGCAATATCGAACGCAGTGGCACCAGCAAGAAGAAGAGAGAATGTTAAAGGTGGTAAAAGTGGCATTAAATTTAATAAGAGATTCGGAGGTCGAGTACGATGAGCGGCGGTAATAGTATAGATTTAGATGGTATTGCAGAAGCTACCGACTTACAGGCTAAAGAGATCTCTAATTATTGGGACACTTGGAATGGAGGTAAGGCTGAAGCTAAAGAGCGTTGGAAAGAAACCCATGCCTTTGTTTATGCCACATCTACAAGAGAGACATCTAATGCTACCGTAGGAGGCTTCGAGGAAGATGCAGATGGATGGGGGCATTCTACACATGTTCCTAAGATTACACAGATCTTTGATAACCTAACGGCTAACTATATGTCGGCCTTAATGCCACATGAAGATTGGTTTAAATTTAAAGGTGAAGATTCTGAATCTGTTACCATTAAAAAGCGTGAGGTAGTTGAGTCTTATCTTCGTACCAAGCATAGAGCCAACGGCTTCAGGTCAGTAGTTCAAAGTATGGTGAACGATTGGACATTAGATGGTAACTGCTTCGCTATGGTTTCTTATGTTAATGAGACAAGCAAAGATCTTGAAGATGACACCAAAGAGACACTTACTTATGCTGGTCCGAAAGTTACACGTATCAGTCCAATGGATATTTGTTTTAATCCTTTAGCTACTGATTTTGAACACTCACCTAAAATTATACGAAGCATTAAGACTTTGGGTGAACTCCGTAGAGATATGGAAGAGTGCCCTGAGAAGAGTTATTCGGAAGAGGCATTTAAGAAAGCTCTTGACTTCAGGTCAAAGTGCGCTGGCTCAGATTCTCACGAGTTTGATAAAGGTGTACAGTTGATGTTTGATGGTTTCTCGAGTCCTTCTCTTTATCTTAAGTCAGGTTATGTAGAGGTCTTAGAGTTCTACGGTGATATTTACGACAGAGAGAATGAGGTATTCTTGAAGAATCATGTTGTCACTGTTATTGATCGTAGCTTTATTGTTCGTTCAGAACCTCTGAAAACCTTGAGCGGTAGACCTCATATCTTTCACTGTGGTTGGAGAAAAAGACCAGATAACCTTTGGCACATGAGTCCACTGGCTAATCTTGTTGGTTTACAGTACATGATAAACCATTTAGAGAATGCCCGTGCCGATGCCTTTGATCAAATGTTAGCCCCAACTCGGGTTCTAATAGGTGATGTTGAAGAGGATGATGTAGAGTCTGGTAGTTTCGGTGGTAAGTATAGGATACCTTCAGGTGAGGGTTCTGTAACAAACTTAGCACCGGATAGCACTGTTCTAACGGCTGATATACAGATCGATCGTAAATCTCAACAGATGGAAGAGTTTGCCGGTTCACCTCGACAGTCTATGGGCTTTAAGGTTGCAGGGGAACAAACTGCCACTGAAGCTAACATTCTTGATCGTGGTTCTTCTCGGATCTTCCAGAATAAGACAACTTATTTTGAAGAAGAGTTCTTGGAGAAGATCTTAAATGCAGAAATTGAAGTTGCAAGATTAAACCTAAATGCTGGTGATGTGGTTAAAGTTGTTGACCCTAAAGGTATGGAAGATTTCTTGAATATCACAAAGAGTGATTTGATTGCTACTGGTAAACTGGTACCAATTGGTGCAAGACACTTCGCAAGACAGAATCAGCTTGCAAGCAACCTTATGATGCTTCAACAAGCATTCGTTTCAGACCCACTTATGAAGGAACACTTCCCTTCCATCAAGATGGCTGAAATGTACTCACAATTGTTCGAGTTGAGCAAGCACGATATTGTGCAGCACTTCTCAAGAGTAGGTGAGAAAGCCGAAGCAGCTAAGATGATGAACGCTGCTGAAACTCAGGTAGAGGATGAAGACTCGGTTGATATTGGGGACGATAATGAATTCCAAGAAGAACCAGAAGAGTAATCAGAAGAATAAAACGGTGAGGGGTTCGCACGTTAAACTCCCTCTTTCTTTCCAAAACATACTAGAAGATGAAGAGGTATCATTATACGAAGAATACTTTAATTCTGAATCAACAAAGAAAGTAAGAGAAAAGCTGGTAGAGTACCTTGAGAGTAAGGTGCAAGCCAGTTATTTTAAAACCGACAAAGAAGCAAAATACGAAATGCCATCATGGGCTGAGTACCAAGCGGATGCTATAGGTGCTAGAAGATCTATGTTGGAAATAATTAAATTTTTAAAGAAGGTCTAAGATCACATGACTACATCTTTTAATCAAGAAGAAAATCAAGAAGAAGCGAAAGCTGAAGGATCTCAATTCAACTTAAAGGATTCTGACGACAATCAGAACCCAAAGGGGGATGGAGTTACAACCAGTATAACCGAAGAAGAGCTGAAGGCTTTACAAAAACGTGATGAACATGCACAAACGCATATCACTACTTTGGAAGACGAAGCTAAAGTTTTGAAGGATCAAATCACTGAAATGCAGACGAAGCTCGACAAAGCTAAGGATGTAGAGGATCTACTGGAAAATCAGGGAAAACAACAGGTAAACGTTGAAGAGATTACAACCGGAGTTATTGAGCAGTTAAACGCTAAAGAGCTTAAAGCCCAACAAGATGAAAATTTCAACACTGTGTCCACCGCATTAACTGAGAAGTTTGGTGACAAGGTTGATGAGGAAGTCAAGAAGGCTGCAAGTGAGAATGGCTTAACTTTTGATGAGATGGTTGAAATGTCTCGTAAAAATCCAAAACTAGCATTGAAGCTACTGGATGTAAAAGTAAAAGCAACACCGAAGCCACAACAAGGCTCGTTGAACACTTCTGCTTTTATAGAGACACAACAAGGTGTAAACCCACCAACCAAAAATGTACTAGAGCTTAGCAGCGACAAGGAACGTGTAAACGATTTCCAAGCTCGACTAGAAGCTAAAGTACGTGAAATGAATAATTAATAAGGTGAATTAAAATGTCAGGTAATACTACATTAAACACAGATCCAGCAATCCGAGCACTTGTCCATTCTGACACTATGCTCGAGGTTTTGCAAGACGGCTATCTGCCTGAAATGCTTGCTCGAGATGTATCAGACTTTGGTGACGGTACCCAACTACAGGTACCTACCATTGGTGAATTAACACTTTTCGATCTGTCTGAAGGTGCTCCAACACCTACCAGTGCGATTGATTCTGGTAAGATCTTCCTTAACATCACTACGCATCGTGGTGTTGCTGGTTTCGTCTCTGACGAACTGAAAGAAGATGGTTACAAAGCTGCCGCTGTTGAAGCTGCAATTGTGCCTAGCGCACTTCGCGCCATGAAAGAGGCTTATGAAACAGACCTATTGGCTACTGCCGTAAGTTCTACCAATAGCATGGTAACGCTTGGTGATCCTAACAAAATCAACGGTAAAGACCACCGCTGGATTGCCAATGGTACTAATAACACCATTACTATGAAGGATTTCTTGTACGCCAAGCTATCTTTCGATAAGGCTAACGTGCCAGATGAAGGTCGTATTGCTATTGTGGATCCCATTGTGGAAGCTACATTGAATAGTCTTACAAATTTAGTTAACGTGTCTAACAACCCACAGTTTGAGGGTATGGTTACACAAGGTTTCTCTAAAAACCGTAAGTTTGTTCGTAACGTGTTTGGCTTCGATGTTTGGGTTTCTAACCGCTTACCTCGTGTGGCTTCAGAGTCTATTTCTGGTTCTGATATTGGTGCTGCTTCGATCACTGACGGTGTTAACAACATCTTCATGAGTGTTGCAAGTGACGAGTCTAAACCTTTCATGGCTGCTACACGCCGTCAACCTCGTGTTGAAGGTCATCGTAACGTATCTGAACGCCGTGACGAATTCCACGTTACTTCTCGTACAGGTTTCGCTATGCAACGTGGTGAGTCTTTGATCTCAATTATCACTTCTGAAACAGACTTCGAGTAAGGAATAGATTATGTCTCGTGAACAATCTTCAATTGGCGCAAGCCAACATTATGGTCCTCGTGTAACAAATGAGGGTTTGGACAACTCTGTATCAACCTACGGTGTCTTCAATCAGCGTGAACTACGTTTCGATTACTCTCAAGTAAATGCGGGTCTTCCAACGGTTAATGCTGATACTGACAGTGCAGTGTTGTTGATTCCAGCAAACTCACTCATTACTCGTGCTTACATTGAAGTTGGCACTGCATTTACTTCCGGTGGTTCTGCCACCCTCGAAGTTGGTGTGCAACAGAGTGATGGTACTGTTGTTGATGCTGATGGTATTGACAGTGTAGCAGTTGCAGCTCTTACAGCGGGTAGTTATACCGTAGCTGATGGTGCTATTGTAGGTGCTTCTGTTGGTGCTAATGATGTACAACTTTCCATTGACTATGGTACTGCTGTGTTTACAGCGGGTACAGGTCGTTTGATCGTAGAGTACGTTGAACCAGTAGCAGAGTAAAGCTACTTCAAGGTAGGGGGCTTCGGCCTCCTTCTTTTTATCTTTAGGTGAGCTTATGGCTAAAATGACACTGTTAACAATGACTCAAAAGATCCTATCATCTATGGATAGTGACGATATTAATAGTATATCGGACACTGAGGAAGCGTTACAAATCTTAGATATTTTAGAGGATACTTACGAGTTTCTTCTTTTTGAATTGAAACCACCAAACCTCTTACAAACATGTCAACTGGTAAGTAGTGGGGATACAAACAGCCCTACCAAAATGACACTACCTGATAATATTTCAGAAGTAGGTAAGATAAAGTACGAAGTAACGGTAACAGGGGATGCCGATAGGTCTTTCAGAGATCTCAATTACTTAACCCCACAAGATTTTATAGACTGTCTTCTACAGCGAAGCAGCAGCGATGATGAAGTAGAGGAAAACACAAGCCCTAGTGGTACGCCCTTGTTCATCCGCAATGATAAACATCCTGAGTTCTGGACTTCTTTTAATGACAAAGATGTAGTCATGGACTCTTATTTGAACACTGAAAGCACGACCTTGTTAGGTAATAAAACAACTGTCTTGTGTGAGATCAAACCGGATTTTATAAGAGAAGATACTTTTATTCCTGATCTTCCAGAGAGATACTTCCCTCAGTATTTAGCAGAGGCTCGTAGGGCTTGTCATGTATATCTAAAACAACAGGATTCTGCGATTGATTCAAAACGGATACTGAAAGGTAACAACATTCTGAAGACAAACAAAAAGGCGATAACAGATGGCAGAGTTAAAAAATCAAGGTTCGGACGAAAATAATATCACCAAAAGAGTGGCTGGTGTTACCAAAGGCAACAAGAAGTTAATCATTGATATGAATGCTCAAGGTTACTTCTTCATTAAATTTAAAAATGGTGGTAAATTGCCAAGCTCGTTAACGGGCAGATACACTCGGTATGAGTTTGCCGAAAGAGATATTGCAAGATACTTGAAGGAGTAGATTATGCCAAGAGCTTCTGTCACAAAACCATACTACTCATTTTTAGCAGGTAAAGTATCAGATGGCTCTGCTTTAACTCCACCTGAGAACTCTGCTAGAATTTTAGAAAACATTGACCTAGAAACAAGTGGTGAAATATCTCGTCGCTTGGGGCTGGATTATGAAGAGAACTACCAGCTTTCTTCAGAAGTTTTTACCGAAGAGGATATACGCCTAAGTGGTGTAGGTTTTTACGAATGGTTGAACGTAGCTGAAGATGGTAGACGAAATTTCTTTGTTGTACGTGTAGGTGAAACACTTTATATTTACAACCAATCTGGTACCTCTATATCTGGCAATAGATTAGGGACGGTTGATATTAGCATTTTCTCTATTGATCTTGCTGATTCAAAAAAATCCGAACTTCATGTTGCTTCTGGTAAAGGTATCTTATTTTGTACGGGTGAACTGTATGAACCCTTTTACCTTGAATATGATGTTGTCAACGAAACAATATCAGCAACGGTAATCGCTATTGAGGTACGGGATTTTAAAGGTATCGAAGAAGAAGGTGTTGCAGTAGATGAACGTCCTTCAATTTTAACAGACCACCATCATTATAATCTACTAAATCAAGGTTGGAGAACTGAGCGTTTAAATCGTGTTGCATATCCAAGTAATGCAGATGTGATGACTTTAGGTATGAAGGTTAATGATGATGGTGATAGAGTTTTCGCCGTACCAGAGTTAACATCTAATGATTTTGGTAACACACCTGCACCTAAAGGTCACTTCATACTGGATGCCTTTAACCCTGATAGAATTTCTGCTTCTGGTGTAGCAGGTCTTATAGTGGAAACAGTTAATCGCCGTCCTCGGTCTGTAGGTTTTTACTCTGGCCGCGTATGGTATGGTGCAGTGAAAGGTAAGGTTTACTTCTCACAGATTTTAGATGATATAGAAAAGATAGGTTATTGCTACCAAGAGCAAGACCCAACGGCGGAAGATTTCAACGAGCTTTTGGATACGGATGGCGGTGTAATGCACATCCCAGAGTTAGGTGAGGTTTACAAACTAGCAAACATTGCTTCCTCCTTGCTTGTAATGGCTAACAATGGTATCTGGTCTATCAGTGGAGGTACTGATAACTTTACTGCTAATACCTCGAAGATTACAAAGATTTCTGAAATAGGTCTGGTAAATGGTAGATCTGTTGTAACAGCGGGTAACGCTACTTTCTTTTGGAGTGAAGAAGGTATTTTTGTTGTAGCTGTTGACAACACTTCAGGTGAGCTTGTGGTTAACTCTTTATCTGATAACCGGATAAATAATGACTACTTCGCTATCCCTGCTATTTCAAGATTAGCGGCACAAGGTTCTTATGACCGAGTGAACAAGCTAATTATGTGGTCATACCATGATGGTCTTAGCTCTACAGCAACGGCTATTGATGCGAAGTACAACTCCATACTTATTTACAACCTTACCCTTAATGCTTTCTATGATTACCGAATAGAGGATGTAGAGGGTGGCTATAGTTCTTTTATGGCAGGGATAGTGAAAGGCAGTGCAAGGAATGAAGGTACTAACGTAGAGAATGTAACAGCTAATACCGTACTGGTAACTGCTGATGGTGTTATTGTAACAGTGACAGCAACATTTACAGGTGCAGAAGAAACGCCAGCAAGAGTCTTAACTTTTGCCAGTATAGGTGAAACTTGGAAGTTAACTTTCTCTGGTTTTACAAGTAGGACTTTCCATGATTGGTACTCCATGGACAATGTAGGTGCTAATTATACCTCGATTGTAGAGACTAATCCTGAGACAGTTGGGGATCCTTCTGTCAATAAGCAAGCTACTTATCTCTACTCTTTTTATGATTACAAGCGTAATGGCTTTGGTCATACTATTTCAGATCCAAGAATAGACGTTGGCAAGGGTTTCAGAGTCTCGCAGAATGTCGTAGAGGTCTTACGTAAAGGTGATCCTCAGTCGAGAGTTACACAGAATATCGTAGAGACATTAAAACCTAATTAATAGCCACATTTTAGGAGTGCGCTGAATGACATTATTATTCATAGATAGCTTCGACCACTATCAAAAAGACGAAATTGTAGATAAGGGTTACTCAGGTAATGATGTAGCCCACCCATCGCTCTACAGCCATGAGATTGAGATCGGTACTGGTAGACGAGGCGGTAACTGTTTGAAGGCGAGATCTCCCGCTTTAAGTGGAGGTCTTGCCCACAATATTGATGAGTCAAGTTCTGTTGTCTTAGGTGTTGCTTTGAACTTTGAAGCATTCTTTAACACAGTATCTTACGAATCAGCGATTGCTTTACTTGATGACGGTGCGGCAATCATAGCTAAGGTGTCCACAACAGCTTCAGGAGAGCTTGTATTAGAGTCAGGGGGCGTTACTGCTACCACAAGTACAAACGCCTTCATAGCGGGTTCTTATGCCTACTACGAGCTTAAATATACAAAAGGTACTGGTGCCGATGGTTTTGCAGAGTTGAGAAAGGATGGTGTAGTATTACTTACTATCACTACTTCCACTGCAACGGAGAATATTTCTGCATTCTCATTACCCCACGGATCCCCTAGTACCCCAAGGGATGTATTGGTTGATGATCTTTATATCTTGAACAGTGAGGGTACAGATAACAATGATTACCTTGGTGATGTTCGTGTAGACTGTCATTACACTATTGCTGATGCGTCTGAGACATCTTTTGTACCGTACATTAGTGGCGACAACTACTTGATGGTGGATGATACACTCACAGATAGTGATTCATCGTTCGTTGATGCTGGTACCATTGGTGCCCGTGATCTTTACGATGTGACACTCTCCACAACTGGTACTACAATCTACGGAGCACAGCATGTAATCCACAACCGTAAAACGGATGCTGGTACAGTTACAATAAGTGCTATCACAGAGAAGACCGGTGGTACAGGTGAGCAAGAAAATGGAACCCATAAGGCAAGTGATGATTATACTTTCACCGCTGTCATTATGGAGAAAGACCCTGATGATGGAGTGAGTGATTGGACAGACTCAAGACTCAACACCACAGAGTTTGGTTACAAGATTAGCAATATAGAGGTTTAATATGGCTGATGAAGATTTCACAACACCTCACGGTATATTGATTACTTCTAAGTGGGGTTGGACTACAAACGATGAAACCGGTCGTTGGTCTAACCCACAGCAAGGTATCAAACCAAAGAGGGTACATGCACCTACTAACGCTGCTAATCCGAACAATGATGGTCATGGTGTACGACATAGTAAACTGAAGATTAGGGGTAAAGGTCGGTGTTTAGTTCTAAGGTTTGAGTCGGAAGATGGTAAAGACTTTCAATTACTCGGTTGGGCAGTACCTTTTACAGCGGGAGGTTAAATGCTTTATACTTTAGAGTCTGTAAATGATATGCAGGAAGAACTCGGGGCTTTAGGAAAGAAGGCTTGGGATGAAGTAGATCAATTAAACACCCACTTCAAGTTTGATCTTGATTGGGATGCTATAAAGAACTTAGAAGCTAACGGTATGTGGAGAACATATTGCATGAGAGATCCATCATCGAATAAGATGATTGGTTTTCTTGCAGTGGTGATTCAAAGTTTGTTACACTCTAAAGGAACTTACCACGCTATTACTGACTGTGCTTATGTAGAACCTGAGTACAGGGGAGGCTTTAGTAAACTACTTAGTCTCTGTGAACAAGATCTGAGAGATGAAGGTGTCAAAATGTTTACCTTTACACTCAAGTCTTGGGATTTAAGAGGGGACTTTTTAGAAAATAAAGGTTTTACCCATTACGAGAATATTTATCAAAAGGTGATTAAATAATGGCTACCGCAGTTTCATTGGCTAGTTTAGCTTTTAGTGCTGTCTCTCAACGTAGAGCCAGAAAAGATCAAGAAAAGGCAGCTAAGGTTGATTCTAAGAAGGCTTCCTTAGAAAATGCTCGTGCAAGACGCAAGAACATTGCAGCCGCTCGCAGACAAAGAGCTGCAACAATAGCTCAAGGTAATGCTGCTGGAATCGGTGGAGGTTCACAAGTTGCTGGTGCAGTAGGTTCTCTGGATACCCAAAGTACCTCTAATACTTCTTTCCTAAATCAGTTAGAAGGTTTTAACAATGCAAGCTACAAGCACTTAGAGAGTGCTAATGTAAACCTAGGTAATGCAGCTACAGGACAAGCCGTAGGTTCTTTTGCTAACTCTCCTATTGGGCAAGAGGCCATCAACAAGGGAGTCTCATTCTTCAAAGGAAGTTGAACTTAATGGTTTTTTTGGTGTCTAATACTAAAATTAATTAAATAGGAGATACTATGACAGATGATACTAATACTTATGTCATAAATGATGATAACCTACCTAATGTTGAGTCTTATGAAGAAGATCTGCCTTTAGAGGAAGTTGAAGTTGTAAAGAAAGGTAGTGTAAGACAAGAGAAGGCAGCTTTGAGTCAGGCAGCTATCATTCAATCCCACCTTGATGGTTCAAGTATCTCTGAAAACTACTTAAAGTTTAAAGGGGAGTACAAACCCCTTGGTCTTCTAGGACAGAAAGCACAAGAGAAAGCAGATGCAGACGTTCAAGATCTGCAAGAGTCTTTTATTGAAGACAGTGGGAGTGATCCAACATCTCTTGGGCAAAATGCTGCCCTTGTAAGAGGGTTACAAAATGAGATCAGAGACAGTGGTAGCGATGTTCCTCGCCATGTGGTAGAGGCTGCTTCCTCTTTAACAGTTGAGGAGGAAGTGCAGGCTAAGGTTTACAACCGTTTGAAATTTATGGAAGGTTTGAATAAAGCTGCTGAAGGTATTGACGGTTGGGATATGGCCATAGAGGTTCTTACCAGTATCTTACCTACATCCATCCTGAAGGATAATATTGATCTAACAGGTTCAGCTTTTAATGCTGATGAGGTTGTAAGTCAGACGGTCTTAGGTTTTAAGAACATGACCGCTGAAGAGCAGAGAGAATACTGGCCTACACTTGTGAAAGAAGCCAATGAAGCCCTTCCTAAAGGTCAGGCGATTAGCTACCTATCAAAATTCTTAGATCCTTTAGGTGAAGATGATGTAGGTGATTACCATCCAGCTTGGGCAGTATTGGATGCAGTTGATGTTGCCTTAACAGGTTTCGCACTATTAAAGGTTGGTGCCAAGGTTGTAAGTAAAACAAATACTGTTAAAATCTTAAAAGACCTTGACAACGTAGATGAAGCAGCTAATATAAATGCTGCCGGTATCTTAGATGAAACAGGTGAAGTCGTTGATGAACTTGGTATCCCAAAAGAAACCTTGTACAACAATGCAGCACCATTTAACACAAGTGATATTGATGATGCTTATGTGGAAGGTTTAGCTTCTGCAACTATTGACCGTATCAAAGAAGTTAAGAAAAACCAAATAGATATAACAGAATCTCTTGTGAAAGATAAAGAGGTTTTACGTTTAGGTGCGGTAACAGGTGAAGATAGAGTTGTATCTGAATTAAACTTCGTAGAGCAGCTTAACAAAACATCTGATATAGAGAATATTAAAAAAGTTGGGTCTAACGCTGATTCTACCTTATTCTCTTACGATGTTATGGTGGATGGTAAACCTGTACCATCAACAGCACAATTAGATCTTCGTTTAAATGATGTAGGTGTGTGGGAGAACAATACAAATTCTCTCCTACCTAAGTTCGCATTCTCTCCTTCCGCTTGGGCTAAAGGGGATTCCAAGAAGGCGGTAAGAGAAGCAGTTGCACTTGATAATCTTACAGCCAAAGTAGGGGATCAACTCTTTAAGCTGCAACGTAAAGCAGTGGAACCTTTATTGGGCAAGCACAGTATCGGTGGTCTTAGTCGTTCTGTTCGTAAACAGATGGCAGAGATTGATGAGGTGCTTCTGGAAGGTGATAGAGCAAGTAGAGAGTACACA